GCCGCTGGAATCATAGGCCGTAAGTGTCTGAGCTGCCGCAGGGCGGTATCCTGAAGGTAAGGTCCCTATTGCAGTCGTTACAGACATGGCTGTGGTCTTGCTTACTTTTACAAACACCCTCAGTTCAGAATCCCACGGAATCCCGTAATATAAATACGAGCCGGAAACGAATCCGGAAAGCGTAACGCTCAACGGAGCTATTAATGGTTTATACTCTTCCTGTATATCCAGCGGTACCGTGCCGATTATATTGAATGCTGCTGCCGGTGCAGGATTATCATTCGGATCCAGTCCTATAGCTTCTGCGACTGCATCCGGCAATATGTTTAATTTATTATATGCTGTTCCTTCAGTTGTCGGTTTGTCGGCATGCTCTACGTCGAAATATATTTCTTCTCCGGTAGATACGTTGGTAAATTTATATCTTCCCGGGTGTGCGGATGCTCTATCTTCCATCAGAAAATCACTCCTTCCCCTGAATAGCCTTCGCCGGAATAGAACGAATCTGCTGCAGGTGTCATGACGGCTTTGGCCAAAGCATGGATTGTTTCAATTTGATTTATGTTCTCATATGAAAAATCGATCGCGACTGAATCGGTCGAAATCTCAAGCTGCGTTTTTATACTATTTGTTTTCCGTACTATTTTCTGCCAGTCAGGAAGATAAATGATCTCGTCATTTATCCAGGATGTTTTGACTTCCGCATCCCCAAGCAGCCCGACAGCTGACAACGCATTCAGCAGATACTGACAATTTCCGGAGATCCGGTTCATATCGTCATGGGTCATTTTGATCCTGTCGGATTTTCTGCCTGTAACAGGTGTTATCCAAGCCATCAGATTACTCCCTCTCTCACTTCGATCTGGCTGCTCAATCCGCCGCCGCTATGTTCTAATGTCATTGACTCTATTGTATATGGAGTATCATCTGTTCCCAAATATATTACATCAAACGGCATCATGCGCGGATCTCCTTTCCATGTGAATTTTCTTTTTTTGCTTGATCGATTTAACAGCTGTTGAACATAATCTAAATAAGACAATTCTCCAGAACAGATAAAGTCAACATCCCATATGCTTGAAAAGTCTGCCTGTCTTCCTTCCTTGTCGTCTACAACATTGTATTCATCGGTGTCTTTATATATTTCAATTAGCTTTCCTGTGACTACACAATCTCCGTTACTTAATGCTTTGAATGTGACATAATTAAGTCCAACCGAATGTACTATTGCATTGGTAACAGATATGCCAGTGTAATAGTCCGAATATGTCTGTTCAAAAAATTCTCCAGTTGTTGCGGTTACAGTTTCTATTGTTTCAGATGTTGCATTTTCAAGTGCGCTATAACATTTTACAAGGATTTCATTTATATGTTGTTCTATTTCATTTTCTACTTTTGAATAATCATTTATTCTCCATACATTATGCCGTGACGCAGAATGGAAGAGATATGGGATTCCGGCATCTACAAATCTTATCGGTATAAGATTTTGTAGAAATGCTATAACATCACGTCTGGTGCTGTCTTTAAATAGAAAATAATTATCTGCATATCCAGATGCGCCGGTTGGCTCGCTTTCAGCAGTATAAGTTATTCCAGCTGCAGTAAGTATTGCTTTGAAAAGCCGGTATAAATCACGCTTTGAATATCCATAATTTAATGTTACATATTGTGCCAGAAAATCTGAATCCAACTTATATGTTTCGTCATAACCTTTTATGACAGCAATTTTATCATTATATTCGATTGGTATTTCTTTCTGGAGATAAAATTTACGCATTGCTGACATGTCTCCTGGATATCCGGAGGAATACCATATTGGCGAATTATCTGGTATATATGATATCTCATCTGATATGTCATTCATAATATGTCCTTGGATTTCAATTTCTGAAAAGGGTAATGTCGGTTCTACTGTTAATCCAGCACGAAGTGTCAGAATGCATGACACAAGATTATCGTTATTGAACTGATAGCATTTACCCATGAATATCCGGGCCAGTTTTGCGCGGGATCCAGGGGTCCATTTATCTATGGTTATAACCAAAGAAGCATGTCCGGTGCAGTCAAGCATTATCCGATCTGCGACATCTTTTTCTACGGCTGATCCGGAATCAAGCTGATACGAAAAACCAAATGTAGACATTTCTTCAAATATGATTGTAATTTCGCCCAAATCAGATGCCGTTACTGTTATAACCAATGGGGTGCTCAGATCTCCGTCTTCATCGGCTATGTCCGCACTCTGATATCCATATTTCGTGAGTTCATCCGGAGAGTCGGAATAGCATGCCCGGCTGCCATCCAGGGGGAATCCGTCTCCTGCGAGATCCGCAAGTTTCGGTATAAGGCCTATATCCTGTATCTTATTGCTGTCTAATGCATATGCGCCTGTAGCTGTTACGGTGCCGGTCACTCCGCTGGCTGCGTCAAGACCGCAAATGACTTCCATTTTATGACGTATTTTTTTTGAGTTTTCAGTATCAATTGTGTGCATCAAGGAACCTCACCGTAACTGATATATTTTTCCATAGTGCTATGCCATTTTCTATAAACCTGCACTGCACCGGACTTTTGATTGTTACAATTACATTTTCAGTAACTTCGCCGTCAACCGGATCCTGGAATGTGAATGCCGTTTCTCCGGATGCAGCATATATCTTCAGTAGTTCCGTTTCCGGCAACGCATCCCACGCAAGAGTCAGATCTGAATATTTCCATCCAACAACATCGGCTCTGGTCTCACCATTGCATGTCGTATATTCCCCGGACAATACCGTTTCCCGCTGAGGGTTCAGATCATTGCAGTTTATTATTTCAGTTCCGTTTATCTTCATATCAGTTACCCTTTACTTTTTTACCGGAATCATAAAGTTTTACTATCTGTTCTGCTACTTTTACGCCACCTATTTCCGAGACAATCTTTATCTGTGATGGTATATTTACATTATTTGCGGATGCCGCGGCGATAGGAACGGTAACAGCATTGGCTACTTCATTGCCTATGCTTTGAGCTATGGCTCCGGTATTGATATTTAACTTAGGAGATGCCACAGGAATAGACAGCGCCGAGACCGCTTTATCCATATTCAATGATTTTATTGCATCTGCTGTGCCCTTCAATGCTGCGGTTGGCACACCATATCCGGCTTTATATATTGCTTTCTGTCCGGCAAGTATATGATTATAATAGCCGAGGTCGTAATTGTCTCCTTCTTTACCAGCTAATTTTGATGGTGAATGAGACTTCTGCCCTGCCTTGGTACCTTTTACTGCGGCCTGGGCCAGTTTATAAGTAGCGGAAAATGCACTTTTTATTCCATTTATTATTGAATTGGTATATCCTTTGACATATTCTTTTCCTCTTTGTTTGCCATCGTTTCCGGATGATTCCATGCCTTTATTGGCTTCTTTTTTTAATGCCTTTGTCGCATCTTTTACGCTTGTTTTTCCAGATAAAATTCCATTTTTAATATTTTTAGGTATATCTTTGGAATCAATGCCCATCTTTGCAGCTACATCTTTTATGACAATCCATTTTTTCAGACGTGACATTGCTGTCTGTACAGATATTTTTCCTGATGCTACTGCGCTGGCAAGAGCTGCGGGTATTTTCTTACCATCGATTTTTGCCTTTTCGGCAAGGTCATAAAATTTAATCGTAGCTTTTAGGGCTTTGACTGACTCAGGGATAGATATTTTTCCAGATTCAATCCCAGATCTTAATGCTTTTGGGATATCACTGCCGGAGAGTTTGGCTTTTTGGACAAGTTTATCAAACTCCGCTATTGTGCTTTGTAATGAAAAGGATTTACCATAACTATCCAGATCGTTTTCGCTTTTATCTATCGTGGTCTGCAGATCTTTTACTTTTGCTTTGGCGGTTGCGACTTTCGATTCATATGAAGAAAGTCCTCTACCTTTTACTCCGCGCTCTCTGGCTGCGGTAAGTTCATCTTCAGCTTTTTTTTCGGCCTGTTTTGCCTTGGCCAGTTTGACAGAATTGCTCGCTATGGATTTCTGGATTTTTTCCATAGCCGCTTCATATGCCGCGGCAAGAGCCTGATCTTTCATGGCCTGTATATTGTCATAGATTGCATCCGTTGAATCGCTAAGTGCATCTTTTTCTTCATCATATTTTAAGTTCAGTCCATCGATGCGTGAATTAAGTATCTTTACGATCCCGGACTCTTCAGCTTTTTGTGAATTTGTTTTGTCGTGTATGCTGTTTAATTTTTTCAGTCGCTGCCATAATACCAGATTGCTGGCAGATTCATCTTTTGCGTCCTGTACAGATGCCTGCATGGTCTTATGGAGTTTATTATATTCAAGGTTCGCTTCGCCGCCTGCAATAGTTACCCTGGCGATCTGAAAAGCAAGCGCGCCGGCGGCAATGCCTACAGCGACCATTGGATGCGCTCTAAGCACGCCCCACAGCTTTGAGAACATGCTGGTGCTTGTTCCTACAGAGACATCGGCTGCAGCTTCTTTTTCTTTGAGTTTTGACAGTCTGCCTGTTATTACAGACAGTCCGGATGCTACTCTGCCGAGGGTTATAAGGGCGGGGCCAGCAGCACCAGCAGCAAGGCCGGTGACTGTTATTGTTTTCTGTATGCTTTTCGGCAGCTTCGCCCACCACTCTGTAAACTTATCAAGATCCTTTGTCGCGCCTTTGATCGCTGGAGAAAGAGAGCTCAATAATGTATAACCTACCTGTGCAAGAGCTTTTTTGCTGGCCTGCACGGTGACTTTGGCAGCGTCTGCCTCATCAACTATATTGTTATATGTTTTTTTTACCGCGCCATCAGACTTGTCAAGCGCACTTATCATTTCGTCTATGGAAAAACGGCCTTCATATATTGCGTCGGCAAGGTCGGGACCTGCCTTGGCTCCAAATATTTCTATTGCCTTGGTTGTTGCTTCTGCCAGGGTAGGCGCACTCTTTATATCCTTCAGAGTTTTGGCGAACTCAACTCTTGAGTCTTTGCCGGCTTTCGCAAAATTACTTATAGCTTTTTTCATTCCGGAAAATGCTATAGACGTATTGACTCCGGCCTTTTCCCATGATGCAAATAAAGCTATCGATGTTTTGGTGTTAAATCCTAATGCACGCATGGGAGCACCGTATTTTGTTATGTCTTCTGCCAGTGTGGATACGGCTATGCCGCTTTTCTGGTATGCTACAGTCAGAGCGTCAAGAACCTTGTTATAATCCTTGCTCTTGATGCCGGCGTCGCCCATGGCGCGTGCTACCAACTGCACGGCTTCTGTCATGTCCGTATCGGTTATCCTTGCGAATTCTGCAAATAGGACTGATGATTTTTTCAGTTCTTTTCCGGTGAGGTTAAATCTTTTATATATTTCTGCTATCCCGGAGCCGAGACTGGTAAAGTCCCCAGCAATCTTGCTGGTGACATAGTTATATACATTCTCAAGGTCTTTCGCGGCGTCGCCGGTGGCGCCGGTAGATTCGATGATTTTATCCATTCCCTCGTCGACTTCGTCGAATGCTACTACAGCTCCGGCGGCAAGGCCAGCTATGACCAGCGACAGGGAAGACAGATTCTGTCCTGCAGTAGTGGTTTTTTTGCTGAAATTATCGAGTTTCGTTGACGCCTGACCGAGTTTTGAAACAGAGGCATTGAATTCAATCTGTTCTTTTTTTAATGTTTTGAGCTTGTCGTCGGTTTTCACGATTTCACGCTGGAGATCTCTCACCTGCTCTTCGGAAACTTCTCCGTTTTTGAATGCTTCGTTTACCTGAACTTCTGCATCTTTTAAAGCCTTAAGCTTGGTAGAAGTGTTCCCGATCTCTTTTGTAAGCAGCTCCTGCTTCTGTTTCTGCAGTACAGTGTTCGAAGGGTCGAGTTTGAGCAGCTTATTTACCTTGGTAAGTTCGCTTTGAGTCTTTTTTGACTGACCGTTTATGTCCTTAAGCGCTTTTTCCAGCGGTGTGGCGTTGCCACCGAATTCAATTGTTATACCTTTTATGTTTCCAGACATTTTATATCCCCTTAAAAATTATCAAAATCATCCTGAGTGGCATTGCGCACATATCCATTCGCATCGATATCGCGTTCTTCGAACATATCGAATATGAGTCCGACCGTCAGATATTCAAGATCACGGATCGCAATGCCGATTTCAATACACCTCAGCAGGTAAAGAGCTGCCGAAGTCGGTCTGTTATTTTTTTTTTTGTTTTTCCGGAATCTACTGTGGTTTTCATATTTTCGTTCCACAGATTGATTATCGGGTTTATGAAAATATATTTATCCCCTTCTGTAAACTGCGACAGCAGCTCTTCCGGGGTATCGCATTCAGGTTCAATGAGGATATAAATAAGGTTTTCGAGAATACGCATTTCTTCGGCCTTAAAATTTCTGTTTTCCTTGATGGCCGTTTTGCATTCCTCGCTCATCTTTCTTATGTCCTGGAATATGTCGGCGTTTTCAAATTTAACTGCATAAAGCCTCGGAGTTGCCCCCGAGGCTTTTAATACAATTTTCCGCCCGCTTATTTTTATTGTCTGCTGCGGCATTATGCGGCCTCCTCGATATCGAGTTCGAATATAACGTACTTTGTGCCGGACATAAGTTTGAAATACTTATGTCCAGTTGCCAGCATGGCCAGGTAGGTAGACTTGATCGTGAGCGTGCATCCGGATGATGTTGTAACTACAGTATAGTTGTCCGATGATACAGTAGCTCCGCCTATCTTGAGAGTATCTATCACTCCGCCGGTGACAGCCAGCACCACATCTGCATCTGCATAAGTGGCCTCTTCAGGACTGACCGTCATGTCAGGAAAAACCGGGAATGTAGGAGCCGTGAACCAGTTGGCATAAATATCAGCATCAGTGTCTGCACACGTTCTGTACTTGACGACATTGTTGATCGGCTGTCCTGTACACTTGATCGTAGACGAACCAAAGTCGATCTTGTCCTCCGTGGTCTGACCCTCTTCACTCAGTCTGGATGCGATGCTGTAAGGCATGCAATGTCTTGTTGCTTTCAAGTCCCCTTCGAACTGCCAGAATAGAGCGAAATGCGGGATTTCCACATTATCCTTTTCGACCAGCACGTCATGTGCGTCAAGCACCTCCCCGAGACAGGTTTTTCTGAATGTTTCCGGTGTCTCAGTAAGTTCGAGTTCTACATCATAGCCATTATTGCTGGCTTTCACAAAGAACAACTTGTTGTCGGCATACAGTTCGTTTGTGTCACCTTTCGGATCTGCCTTCAGGCTTTTTGCTCCAGGCATAGCCACTGGCGTTCCGAATGTGATGCTTCCGTCTGTTGCGATTGTGATCGTAGAGTAGTAACATGAACTAAGTCCATATCTTATCTGATTAGGCATTTTTTATCTCCTTTCGATTACTTTTTTTAATTGATCGTGGTGTAATAACAAATCATGAATACGGCTTCGTTTTCAAGCCACTCATCAGGATCTTTTCTCCAGTTGAGATGATTCGAAGAAAGCAGAGTTTCCATTGCCGATTCCTGGGCAGAATTTTTTTGACGGGTATACAATTCTATTCGGATAACGTCCTTTGTCAGTTTAACCGAATTATCAGCATATAGTATTGTCTCATCGTCTGTGATATAGCATATATAATCCGTTGTAGGATCCTGTTCCTCATCGAAACATGCATATGCTACAGGCAATCCTAACGTTTTCAGTTGTGCTTCAAATTCAGCGTATGTCATTTATGTCCTCCCTGACCTTATCTTCATACTTCTTGGTATACTTTTCCTCCACAGGCGCAATATGCTCATGCGCAGGCGTGCTCCTTCCTTTTCCGTTCGGACCGGCATGGCCTTTTTCCAATGGGCGTGGAAGAGCGGAATGGACTATGTATGATTTGCCTTTTTTGCTCTTTTTCCAGCTTTTGGCATAATCACCGGTTTTATGGGGTGATTTTTCCTTGAGCTCGGCTACTGTCTCATCCGCTATTTTCGAAGCATCGCGCGTTGCGATTTCCCCTATTTCTTCTGTATACGTCTCAAGCTCTCTTGCGATTGCTGCAGACAGTTCTCCTATTTCAATGATTCCTGAACCCATCATTTCACCTTCAGATACAGTTCCGTATATTCATCATCACGGGGGTAATTACGATATACTTCATATGTCTGATCTTCAAATTCCACCTTTTTCTGTCCTGAATAATCGTATGTCGATACGATCAGTTCTACTTCACTTTTTATTCCTGATTCTCCGGCTGCATTGAACTCAGACTGTGATATCGGCACCTTCTGACAGAAAACCGTCTGAGATGGTTCAGACGGTTCGCTGCCAGCAAGTTTGCTGTTTCCACTGGTTTCGATGAGTATACATTCAGAATCAAGGGATATTGTTTTACCCATTTGCTCTGCCTTTCACTATGCGGTTCCTTATGCGGTATCTTAGATGCTCAGGCAAGCCTGCGTCTTCACTTCTGTGTCGATATCTCCAGGCTGCATAATCATTGAGCAGCATCTGATCTTCGGGGCTTTCGAGGTCAAGTGTTATGCCCTTTCCTTCGATTTCCGTTTTCATTCCGTTAATCATTTTAGTCAGGAATGGGTCTCTGGCAGAAGATTTTATACCAAGATCCGCTTTTACAAGCACAAGCACATCATCCATACTCATGATTTTCTCCTATCGTTTATCAGGCTGCTGCTTTTGCTGTTACGGCAGTTATGCCGGCTTTGACAGCCTTTCCGGATTTACACTCTGCAAGCACAAGATAAGATCCTGTCGCTGCTGTGATATCTGCGCTGCCGTCCCATATGGTCCATGTACTTCCGAGTTTTTCTCCGTATTTAGGTACGGCAATATCTGATGCTATCTTGTATTTATAGGTATTGCCGTATGTAAGTGCAGGCGATACTGTAAGTTTTGTATCGCCGGTGGCGGTTCCTGCTGCCGATGTTACTATAAGCAGTCCTATCGGAGTATTGGCAGAGTCCTCAGGGAATGTCGATGCTGTAGCTGCTGCAGATGTGGTGATGCTGAACAGCACCCATGAATCAGCTATAACAGGACATCCGTCGTATCTTGCCGTTCCCTTGAATACTGTCTGATCTTCGATGAACCTGACCTGATCCGATATGGCCATCTTGGCGCCTGCACGTTCAGCCAGCAGATATGGTTTGAAATATCCGCCGAGAATATCATCATCATCCATGAAATCAAGTGTGATGATCTCTCCTCCGAGAGCCGGCATCTGGTTATTGATAGAGGCTACCAGCGTACCGGATGCGTCGAAGCTTATCAGTTTAGCCAGCAGTTTCCCCTTTGTGGTCTCGTTCATCAGATATATCTTGTCCTGTCCCTGTGCATATTTTGTATTACAGTTGGCAAAGGCTATCGCCATTTCGCCGAAAAGCTGCTGTCCTGTAAGGCTGTTGCTGGATGCTTTGAGTATATGTGACGTATGCAGATCGACCCATGGCGGCATCTTGTCAGAATAATCGGATGGCTCTGATGTCTGTGCGAGTCTGGTTATTATTCCGAGAGGCTGCTTGTTTCCGGTGCCATATACCATGGCTTTGTCGAGGCCATATCCGATACAGGATCCGAGGGTGCTCATTATTTCGTCCATGAGCGCTACATCGCTGTCTTCAAGATATGAGTTTGCGATAGGAACAAACCCGCCGACCTTATATCCATCCACTTCTGCAAGATAGAACTGCAGATCGAGTTCATTAAGTGCTCCGGTCATTTCTGTCCATACGGCTTCAGGTATGGTACCCATTACTTCCTGTCTGGCAGTGCCTTTCACCGATCGTGAATATACACGACTCAGCAATTTGGATGATGTCTGTATCTCCGGGCGGAGCAGATCTACTACTATGGGAGGTATGGTTACATCAACACCGCTTACTGCTCTCTCTTTTTTACCGAGAGTATTTTTCACATCCGAGAGAAAAGCTTTGACATCTTCTCTCTCTGTAAATACTTCCCTCTCCTGGAATGTCATATCTTTATATCTCTTTTTTGTCATTATTGCCATTTCTCTTTTTTCTCCTTTCTTTTCTTCACCATCGCCAGGAGTCGGATCTGTTCCCGCTGCGCGTTTGGTCTTTTCTTCTATGTCAGTTATCTGGGAATTAATGTTTTCTATTTCCGATTCCAGTTTTGCGGCGGCGGCGCTGAGATCCTCTTCACCTTCTTCTTTTTCCAGCTGCGCTATATCGTCTTCAATGACCTTGATGTCTTCATCGGATTCGGCTTCACCGAGAGCTGTTTCAAGTTCCTCTTCACGCTTTTGATAATCAGCCTGCTTATCTCTGATCTTGTTCAGATCGTTTTCTTTTTCTTTGCGTTCTTTGCGAAGTTTCAACAGTTTAAGCATTTTTCAGATCCTCCAATCTTTTTTTAAGTTCTTTTTTTCGCTGTTCGGCATGTTTGCCTTTATGAGCAGCATATTCTTTTGATCTGGCTTCGACTTCTGTCTGCTCATATTGAGGGAATGTGCATATGGACACTTCTTTGATGTCAACTTTTTCTTCTGTCCATAAAACAGATCCATCGGCAAGCTCTTCGTAGCTTTCGGCCTCCGGATAATATCCATAGCTACATCCGCTTATGTCGCCTCTTTTCACACGTTCATATGCGTTAAGGGCATCTGTATCATTTTCATTTATCAGCACTTCGCCCCACAGGCCTTTTGAATCTATCCTGAAGTCCGCTGTGTTGACTGATTTTCTGCCTAAAATAATGTTGCTGTCATGGTTATACAAACACCGGATATCATTATTTGCGACAGATTCATCGGCAGCGCTGGGCGCAACCTGCTCAAAAACTCCAGGCCAAAGCTCTGTACGCTGATTGAAAACTATGAAATATCCCTGTATATACTTTTCATTGTTCATTCCTTCGCGGGTTGTCAGCCTGTGATTCCCGGGCATATATGAGTGCCGCATTTGTATGCTGTCTGCTTTATTTGTCATCTTTTCCTCCTTCCAGTTTTTTTTGTGATCCGAGCTTGTCTATCGGAATATAGTTCTCAAGTACCTGGTGCTCATCCATTTCCGGATCGTCTACAGGCGGATAGTCGAACTCGGTGCGGCCCTCGTTTCTGGTGAGTATCCCCCTGTCCGTCAATGCTCCGACCATTGTCATTTTTTCTGCAGGTGTAAATTGCATCAATGATTTATTGTTGAACTTGACATACCATTCCGGCTTATAGAGTATTTTTCTGGTAAGCTCCTGCGCTATAACCGTAGCCGTGAAATATACTGTTGAACCGATGAAATGGTTATGCGCATCTTTTGAGAATTCTCCAATTCCGATATCATACGGAGGTACGCCAAGATCCGCAGCCACGCATTTTATATCCAGGTTGAGTCCGTCCTGAATAGCCAGATCAGCAAGTGACAGCGGTTTTACTTCTTTTACGTCGATTTCGCCTGCAGGTATGAGCCATGGTTCTCCGGCTCGATTAGTCTCTGTGTAGCTTTTGAGTATTTTTTCGCGTAGCTCCTTATCCTGGAGCTCTTCAGCGTCTGCGCTTACACTGACCACCAACGACGGTTTCCATTCGCTACGCAGGAAACCTTTTTTGGTAACTTGGGCTTGTAAAAGGTTTTGGATTGTATTTGTAAGAGAGTCTACGCAGTCGACTCCCTTATATGGCTTGCTTTTATTCGGTTTTCGTACAAAATGCAGGACTTCATCCGGTTCGAAAGATATACCGTTGTACAGAATTTTGTATGAATCGTTTACTGGGTCTTCTATGAACTGCGGGTTGAGCAACGGCCTGAGATTTGTCAGATGTCCGCTATTATCGAACTCAGGCAGGCAGACTGCATTCCCCTTGATATACATTTCATTTACGATATGCTGTATAAATGCTTTCCGCGTCATGGTCTTGCATGGTGTTATGTCTATGAACCTGGACAGGCCGTTTCTTATACGGTCATCACCGGCTTTGTCCGTATTGCTCAGAAGCATTATGGTCATGTTCGATACATAGTCCGCTATGACGTTTACGCATCGTTTTACTTCGTCGCAATTGCGTGCCAGATGATATCCTGGTATGTAGACATCGCTATCATCATTTCTCAGGAAATATGCCAGAGCGCTTCGTGAGCTGCTCTGTTTTTTAAAAGGATTTCGCATCTATATCCCCTTTCATCCGAACCAGTTATGCAGATTGTCCTTTACTCCAAGATCTTCAAGCATTCTGACTACTGCAAAAACCGATGCGTCAAAAATGTCTATTCGCATCGTTTTTTCAACTTTTTCGTATTGGATCATGTCGTCTGTTTTCTCGATTGCACGCACGTTCTGCACGCAATATTCATATGGCTCTGCGTGCATATAATAAAGCTTTCCGTCTTTCGCCTTTTTTTCGATGAACCGGAAGCCCTCTGACTTTTTATAAAAATACTGCGGCTGGTCTATGATATTGAATCCGTGCCTCTTCATCAGCAGGAAATATTCCCGGGCAAATTTTCTGTCATGTCCGACCTGCTTGATCTTGAATCCTGATTTTCTTTTATCGATATACCACTGCACGATGTCGGCCAGGTTGACAGTCGGAGTATTGCACATATCGAGCCAGCCGTCATCCTGCCAACCGAACAGCGGGATATTATCCTCTTCAGCCTTTTCCTTTGCTTTTATAATCGGGAACCATGCATGCGGTATCATTATCAGGATATCTTCATACATGCCTGCCAAAACACCGGCTGTAAGGTCATACAGTTTGGACAGATCAGATCCGCCATACCATTTAATCGGCATTCTTTTGAGTTCATCCATGGTCCAGTCATATTTCTCATCGCTCTTCTGGAATTCGCTTATATCAAAATATGCCTTCATGGCCGATGTATATACATTCAATGACTTCGAAAGAAAATCTTTTCGCTGCTGCGGATCATTCATTGCCTGGATACTTTCATTGAGTATTTCATCAGGTCTTATTATGATATTGTATGCCGGGTTGGCTTCTTCCTGCACCAGAGGATTCGTATAATCTATATTTCCGTTTTTGTCCGGATCTGCTTCTGCTATGAATATAAAAAGCTCTTTATCCTCTACAGTCTTATCCAGCACTTTTTTTGCATATACAAGCCGGCGGTAGCAAAAACTATTCATATTGTCGCCGGCGGTCGTAATCCCGATCATGAGCTTATTCGTATATGCTTTCATGGCCTCTTTGAAAAGGTTATACTGCTTAGTTTTTTTGAAAGCATGCACTTCGTCCGCTATGGCTATATTGCAGTTAAAAGAGTCATGTACGTCCGGATTGGCTGCCAGTGCCTCTATTTTGAGAAACCCGTCTCCGAAATTGACAGTTACGCTATGCTCATTATTATTATCTATGATCCTGTACGAATCCTCATCTTCATCTTCCAGAAGCCTGAGAGCATTGAACTTAAGAAAATCGAAAGCCTGCAGCGACTGTTTAAGCGCTCCGGATACGAGATATATCTTTGATCCGCTCTTGCGCTGCAGAATCCCCAGCGCCCAAGAAAGCGCAGCGGTAAATGTTGTTTTTGCGTTCTTACGCGGTATATATATAAATGCTTCTTTGTACTTCCTGATATCGGTCCCTTTATGAAAAATCGACAGTATCCCGAAGATGATAAATTTGTGATATGCACTAAGCAGAAAAGGCGCTCCCAGTAATGGCTTTCCCGGTATGGTCTCACCCTGTTCATGTACGAACTGACGCTCTATAAGATTTATTACAAAATCCGCGTCTTTTATTTTGACTTCGTAATCCGGATCATTGATATCATCAAGGAATCTCTGACAGCTTTTTATCCGATATTCGTTCGCTCTGATCCTGCCAGCTATGATATCTTCTGCATATTGCATAACTTCGTCAAAATGTTTAACTGTCACAGTCATTTATCCCTTCTATCAGTTTGCTTTTTCCCCGCTTCTTCAGAGCCTTCTGCTTTATTTTCTTCAATCCTATAGGAGTCAGCCCGAGGACATTCTCATAATTGAGCAAGTCCCGGCGTATCGTTTCGAGGGCCTGATATTCGGCTGTCTTGCGGCGGTTCATGGATCCGTTCTTATTCGTATATTCTTCCGTGATCTCCATGCCGCTTTCTTCCCACTTGGCATTTATGATGTCGTGCTGATATCTGACACGGGCATATGCTTTGATCACAGGGTCGAATTCTTTCTGATACACCTCTAAAGATTCCATGGCTTTTTTTGTCTTCCGGAATATCTTGTTTATTTTTTTGTCTTCTTCAGAAAGTGCCATTTTCATCACCTTTTTTAACCAAACATATTGTTTTCCTCTTCATTTCCGTGTTTTTTTTGACCTGTTTTTGAAGATGCTCTTTTTTTGTTTTTTATATATTTAAGTCCCCCTCTTCAGAAAAATCATTTCAGATATGGAAATGATTTCTGACCCCGGTCTCCAGCCAGCAGATTCTATTCCTCCGGGGGTGGGGGGGTTCTTTTCTGCAAATCAATTCCAGGTGCTGTCAATTTTTTAGTAATACGGTCATGCATTTTGTCATGGCACTGAGGACATAGACTTATAAGGTTCCAGAGCTTATATCTCCACTCAGGATGATCTTCTGCAGGGTAAACATGATGTACAACGGTCGCATCGACATGCTTTCCGTATCGTCTGCACTCAGCACAAAGATATCCGTCCTTCTTCAGTCTCCGTTCTCTCAGTATCTTCCAGCGTTTGTTTTTATAATTCATGGCATTAAAAAGCCGGAAGCCTTTCGGCCTCCGGTCCTGGTTATTTATCTCCAATAACATAATATCACAGATCCATTATCAATCTTATCAATGTTTATTTCCAGTCCAAAACTCTTCGATTTTGTTATGTACACTTGACTGAGCATAGCCCACCTCAAGACCTATGTCTTCCTGTGACATTCCGTTCCGGTAGTAGTTACGGAGTATGGCATACATCATGGGATCTATCCGATGTTCCAGTGAATCAAGCCATGCTTCTATTTCCTGAACCTTCAGGTCTATTCGCTTATTCAGCTCCCTCAGCTCTTTCTCCAGTTCTTTGTATTTTGTCTGGCCATCATCATATCCGGCCATCGGTTTTGGTATAGCTTTGCCGGATCGATAGTCATTATACCAGTCGCTGACCATGATGCGTTCCGGATGAATCATGGATATCTTGACAGATCTGGACTGTGCTATGAGTTCTCGAAGCTGTTCAACATCTTTCCGTTTCATTCGTCCACCTCTCCGATCATACTAAAAGCCAGCTGCTTTTCATGACGCAGCAGATGATTATAGTTTTCAGTTCGCTTTACAGTTGCCCCTTTGTACCACCGCTTATATCTCGGCTGCTCGGTAGCCACCTGTATATATTCCAGATGTGGCAGACCTGTGACCTTATGGTCATACCTGCGGATAGAGTCCTGATCGATGTAGTAGCCCTTCAGCGGCTTTATGTCTTTATATATTTCTCGTTCAGATACTATCTGCCTTTTCACTTCCGGCCTGACTATATTCCTGCTGCATGTCCAGCGGCGATGGTTCACACTGTCTGGATCTCTGTATGTTTTGGATGTCTCTTTTACTAAGTAATGTGCCAGCTTCGTATAGTTCCTGGTCTTGTCCAGTGGCGTCACTCTTACATGTCCACGCTTCCACAACTCGTTTATAATCTCCAGCGGAAGGTGTGAGCATACGACATGGTGATGGATCCTTGCGTGTTTATATTCTGTGACAGCAATCCACTTGAATTTTTTTCCGTTCCTGTCTGCCCAGCCCTTAACCAGCCGGCAGAAATATTCTTTGTGCTTCTTTGCCTCTGCTGCTGTGGGTTCGGCCCTGTATGTCAGCACCAGATGCCAGTCTCCAGGACCGAAATTATGATTTAATATCCTGGCAAGGTCCCTTTCGGCATTTCTCGTGTTTACCTTCCAGACATCTTCCGGAGTAGGATTCATTCTCGGTGCTCTTTTCCCTTCGTGCTTCATGAACCTGGTAGAAAATTTATATGTGGTGTCTATACAGGCGCCAGCGACGCATGTCTCTTTTATGATATTCATGCTTACCTCTACGGATTATTAATACTCTTACGGACATCTTATGCGCCTCTTTAGGCGCTCTGCTTTCCTTATATATATAATGGAAGATTAATTCATCTAAAGTCTGCCAAATTCCCACATTTCCTGTATACGCTTATATTTCTCATATGCATGTTCTGCGAATCTTGTCGCTTTGCCTTCGTCATAATTTTTATTATTAAATCTTAAGCTTTCAATAAAATGGTAATATTCATGAGCAATTGTTTCAAACAGTGACTGTTCATCCGGCATATCTCCTGCTACAAATATCTCTTTAGTATCAGTTCTAAATACTCCGAAGCCTTTGCCTTTATTTGTGTCAACTGTGTCATAGCCTTCAAGAATATGTATATATACAGTTTGTGGTGTTGGATACTGATTGTTTAGGAAGGCTATGAAATGAGATATATCTTTGTTTATAAAGCGAATCATTATCTGCTCCTTTCTATTATCCTTTTATTCTTTTTGCGTATGCTGTAATCATTCTTTTATTACCTTCTAAAATATTCCTGCAGCTTTTGATATTCTTCGTCTGACAGACGCAGGCCTTTGCCCATCTTGGTATGGTTCTCATTCCAGGATCTGATATCTATCTTCGCGGGCTTATCGTCCCATGAGACTCTGTTGATCTCAAGAGACCATCCGCTATTATTACTGCTTATAGTGGCTATATGTTCTTCTATGTTATATTCAATGTCTTTCATTATTTTTTGTCCTCCTTCAAGATCGCTTTTGCCTTTACGATCATGAGTGTTTCCCGTTTCTGCAGTTTGGCATAATCTTGTTCCGGCAAAGGTTTATCTCGGTAACATTCTCCTATTTTGGATAGTCTTATTTTCTTGCACCGTCCAGGTCTCTTTGTAGGTCTGCCCTTATATGGCCATGGTATCGTCTCTCCATGTCTTATTTTGGTTATCCAAAACCCGATTGTTCCTTTCGGTACATTGGTTTCTTCGCTTATTTGATCATATGTCATTCCCATTGCCGTCATATCATGCAATGCTGATACAAATTCTTCATGGGTGAGATCTGCATATTTCGGGTTCATTTTTTCATTTCCTCTCTGAGGCTATCTTTTATGTAGTAGTCCACTCCGGTTTCTTTACAGACATTCTCTATCGCTCTTCCAAATGCGGCCCAGTCAGTATCTGATTTATGATGGTTCAGTTTGCCTATCATTATCTTGTCAAACCAGTCAAAATATCCAATGATGCAGCTTATAACTGCGTCTGGCGATATGACAGGTTCAAACGATATCCATGTCTTGATGCCTTTTTTCTTGGCTTTTTCCAGATTTTCAAGCCGCGATAGTGTAGGTATTGAGTTTGGTTCTGTAAACAATCTTTGCTCGCCAGTACATGTAATGGTTGTTCCGTACCAGTCGTTTTCATCTAACAGATCCATGTCTCTGCTGCCGTCTCCTTTTGTTAATATCTGGACATGATTGCCGGATTGCTTTATTGTTTTTATAATTTCCCGGGTCGGCGAACAGTCATATCCTGTAGGGTACGGATCGCAAGTAAAACATAGGTGTATCAGCTTGCCTCGTATCTGTTCTTTCTTTATCTGTTTCTGGACCTCTTCAACTATATTTTCTCTGGGCCGTACATTCGTGTGAAATTTTTCCCTACTCCGGCGTATAATGCCTGGTACATAACAGTATGTGCAGCCATGTGGGCACCCGGTATATATATTTATTGCAAGATTAGCATATTCACCGGCGGCGCCGGCAGGTTTATATATTGGTTTCATTTTTTCTCCTTTGCGCCTCGAAGCAATTCGAGATATGTCCGGTGTAGTCTGATTGAGGTTATTATTGCGGTTATAACTGTAGCGGATCCGGCCACTATCATAATGACCGTGCTTCGCTGCAGCACCTGAAACGATACCGGCTCAAAGCAGTAGAAAAACATAGATGCGCACTCGAACATAAAGATGATCATTATTCCTGTGAGTACGCCTATGCAGATATTTATACTTCTCAGCATTTTAATCGCCTCCTTATTTGAGTATTTTTCCTTCAGGGTGTTGTTTGGTGTAAGTTATTATTCCCGCGACCGCAGGCCTATTATGAACGCCTGAGATAAATGCATACTCAGGATTTGGGGTGCTATGGCATGGGCCATCGTTTTTAAAGCACAACCTTTTGTTGCATTTCTTATTTTTTTCCGGATCGCAGAAATACAATATGTCTTTATATTCTTCTTCGTTACCTATCCTCATTTTTTTCTCCTTACTGGTTTGCCTTTTTCGTCACGAACAATATAGTCATCTGGCGAATAGTGGAATGTCTTTTCGCAGTATGGACAGATCATGTCTCCCTCTGCTTTGCAGTGCCTCGACAGTAATATCTCATTTCCGCATATCGGGCATGGAATGTACCTTTTCACTTTCATCTTTTGCCTCCTTTGTTCCTACGAATTCGTCGTTTAATCCATATATCAGTATCTTATATGCTAATTTGGCAGTATCCTGGAGAACGTCATCATCAACTGCGCATATCGGAGTCATTATATTTATCAGTTGATTTATATCATGAAGATATTTTCTTACCGGCATAAGCGATCGATCGTCTATGGATTGATATTCGAGTTCAGCGCGGCCCTCATTTATTGTGAGTAGTCCTTTGTTTATCAGTTTTTCTATTCTGTCAAGATCGTCAAGTTTTGTCTCTTTTGATTCATTATTGTCAATTTGGTCTTCATTTCCGGCAGGTTTGTCAATCGGAAAGTTCTCGTTTTGTTTCGCTGCTTCTGACCTTTTGCGAGCGTTTGCGATCCTCTCCGCACGTTTTTCTTCTTCTGTTTTGATCTCCGGCTTCGGCTCGATATGGGATACAGTCACCGGTGCATAGTTCAGCTTTTTATATACAGTCTTGCCAGCCTGAAATTCTTTGAGTGATATTACATCTTTGCTTTTTTCGCTTTGAGGCGAGCCTATAGGCGCTTTAATTTTAAGGTATACTTTATCTCCCTCTATTTCCGTTACAGCATATTTATCCAGTTCCGGATCTTGAAGTGTATCGAATCTCTGCAGCGTTGGTGTTGTCAAGCCGACTTCCTGCTTTTTTAATTCTGCACGCCAGAGACTTGTAGTATTGTTTGATACGCCCAATGCTTCTGATGTTTCGTTGATGGTTTTACCTTCTTCGGTGAGTTCTTTAAACTCTTTCCATTTTTCCTGGCGCTTTGACATGGTTATTTACCTCCCTTTCCCTCTTCAATCTTCTGGATCATCGGAATCGACTTGCCCGGATTCTTCAAGCCAGTTCTCTATACAAGGTAAACATGTATATGCAGATACAGGATGATTATCCATAAAGCCCGTCTCATATAGCACTTGGTCTCCAACTTTTATATCTTTGCCACAAGAGACACATTTATGTCCGTTTCTGCACTTTATTATTTTTTCTTTATGGCATTTCATCTCGTCGTCACAATCTCCGTTGTATATTCCGCTATCTAAATACAGTTCCTCATCATATTTCATGGCCTATTCTCCTTTACTCTTCAAAACATACTAATCTGTTCGCCCTGTCCTATCTCTTCCGCGGCTATCCGCATGGCCGTTTTGATATCATTCGCCAAGATGGCGTCTATAAATTCAAATACATATTCCGGTATTTTTTGTCCGGCTTCCTGTTTTTTAGTAAGTTCGGTTTCCATGTCCTTCCCTCTTCAATGGTGCTGTTTCCCGTCGCACCACTTCTTCAGAGCGCCGTACAGTAGAAAAGTTTTTACTTCTTCTTCAATTTCCCGGCTTTCACATTCTTTCGCTATTCTCATGCTGCCAGATTCGGGATAATATTTTATTAAGCCTATGCCGGCCGGCAATTCTTTTATGATTTTGTCGGCAATGGCATCTGGTACCACATAATAATTCCGGTTACCATGAAAGTTATGACCGTTCTTTGAATGAAAATCAGCCACAGTGATCTTTACCTCATAACATGTAATGCACATGTCCAAAACTTGTATTATTCTATTGCACCAGCACATTCTACATTTTTGGCTTGGAAAATTTTCTTTTAACGGTTCCTTGCAATGTGTAAGCAGGTTTTTCTTATACCTGCTTATTAACCTTTCGTCTCCATTTTCTTTGTGTGGATTTAATAAAGCACAATATCTTTTCATTTCTTTGATGTAGTCTTCAAACCGGATAGCATCCACATATCCTGTAGGGGTAAGCACTTCATGCGCATATCGTAAGGTCCGCATCTGAGAATTAAGCATTGGTTTAAACCAGATCACGGCTTTCTTTATATTTTTAGTAAGTTCTGTCTCCATGGTTTTTCCCTCTTCAATACTATTCATTTGGTTCCACCTTTCTTATTTTTTTATCCCTGTCCCATCGGTTTTGAGGGTTTCTCATGCTGTCCTCAATTTTCCGACCACAGATATGGCAATATCCGAATTAAGTTCCTTCATGCTCTTATATCTTCGGCTGCAGTATTCCGGGAGATTGCTCCTTACTAAGGCTGTAGCCAGTGGAGGACACACAGCGTTTCCGCAGCGGGCGACCTGTTTTGTTTTACCGTAGGTGTTGCCCTTATAGTCATAATCGATTATGTAATCATCCGGGAAGCCCTGTGCATTATAGAGTTCACGGGGTGAAAGCATACGGAGCCCGATATCTGCAATGAAATACCATACGTTTTCAATTCCCAGAAGCAGTACCTCATTGTCTGCAAGGGTATATCCGCAATATTTGTTCAGCAGATCCCTGATCTCCGGCCAATGATAAAGGTTAATGTTATCCGTATATTTGATTACAGTCGTATTTACTGCTGCGAACTCTGGCTGAGTAGTAAGCGTATGAAGTGGACGCCGCAAATCCTGACCTTTTTCTCGTCCTTTGAATTTACAGAGCGGATTTCCGTTTCCGAAATACTCAACCAGATTTGCAGATGCAAGACCGTATCTGTTTGCGGCATCTATCGTCTGCAAAGGATCTTCAAGCCCCTGCCCCCTCACTTTTTCTGATTGCTCAGTATGATATTGTATAAGACTGGCTGCCGTTACACAGGTTTCCGCTTTTGATACCTGGGTATTTATAGGTTCATCTATTCCTCTGATCCTGTCTCCACCGCCTGTCTGCCCTATTGCCATCATATTCGGCATGAGCAGCAAATTACGGTTTCCTGTTGTGATAGTGGGTACCGCCCCGTTAATGTCGTGTGGTGCATTGTTGTTATTGTTGCTCACTATAAACGGGTTCCCGCTTTTTATGGTGAATTTGTCAACGCCTCTTATGATGCGGCGCAGAGTATTATCTGCCAAAGGACGTACCGCATAAAGGTCATATTTCTCTTTTATTTCCTGCCGGCTGTCAAATATACTCGGTGTCAGTAAATCCCAGTTTATGATATCTGCCGCTGCTTTCCATTTTGGCAATCCGTTTTCGCCATGTTCAGAATGTGTCGGCTCCGGCCATACGATAGGAAGCCCATCGCAGCGGGCAATAAGAAAAAATCTCTTCCTGATCGTCGGTGCGCCATAATCGGCAGCAATCAGCTCACGATGGTCTATCTTATATCCCAAATCAGAAAGCTGCCGTTTCCACTGGCGAAAGGTCTGCCCGGCTTTGCTTTTTACTGGTTTTCCTCTGCGTACCGGGCCCCATGTCTGAAACTCCTCAACGTTTTCCAGAATAATCACTCGCGGCCTTACGGTACCCGCCCACCTGAGAACGATCCATGCAAGTCCCCGGATATTCTTGTCGACCGGCTTTCCGCCTTTAGCTTTTGAAAAATGTTTGCAGTCCGGGCTGAACCATGTGAGCCCTACTTTTCTGCCGGCACATACTTCTCTTGGATCCACATCCCACACCGACGCCTGAAGGTGCTTGGTATATGGATGATTCGTCTTGTGCAACAGGATGGCATCCGGATCGTGATTAATTGCTATGTCCACCGGACGGCCTGTAGCTAATTCTATCCCGGTAGATGCACCGCCGCCGCCGGCAAAGTTATCTATAATCATTTCGTCTAAAATATTTATCTGAGCTGTCATATACCTACCTATCTTTCTTTCTGCTGCATCTTATTTATTTTCTTTCTGAGTTCTTCCGGCATCGGAACTCCCCTATTGATATACTCCTGTCTGGCTATATGCTCTTTCCTGTGACTGTCGGCTATCCGGGATCTGTCTTCCGGATATTCTCCTATATCTTTCAGATGATTGTGCTGCATATTCTCCTGGATGCGCTTCTGTTCTGCTATATATTCAGGATCGTGGATATTGCATCTGTCTGCCATACATTTTCCGGTCTCCATATCTATATAAAAACACAGCGTATCTTCCCTTTCACAATAGGTCCGGGCATAATCCGGCCATTTCTTCTTTTTCGGTTTTTCCTCCTGTGGTACCGGCTTGCTTTTACTTGCCGGGGTCTGCAGGTTTATTCTGATCTGGCTCATTCTTTTTTCCTCTATGTTCGTTTGAATCAGATATCGATTCCATGGCGGCCGTATCTTGTGCTGACGTTATAACTTTGTCGGCCATGGCTGCCACCTGGATAGATTCTTTTATCATGTGTGTTGCCTTATTTTTGATCAGGCGCGCAATTCTGATAGCCGTGGAAGTATTATTTTCTCTTGTTGCTTTCCACATTTTTTCATAAAGGTCGAATATGTCTATGATATCTTCTCCAGCTTCTTCGATTTCTTCGTGCAACACCGACTGTCCCTCATGGAGAGAATTAAAAAGAGGAAACTTCTCATTTGCCTCTTTAAGCTCTATGTTTACAAGCGTTTTTACCTGTCCATCTGTGATCATAAGTAGTTCCTCCCTATAAGATTTATCCAGGTGATACGTGCCTGTTTTGGTGTGGCTCCGGCAAGCATCAGCCTATATTCGTATTTCATCTGGTAGTATTCCTGCCAAAATTTATTTCGTTCCTGCGCCAGCGGAGTAAGGTCATCCTGCAGCTCCCGGTGGATCTCCGGGCACACATCGATCTGGAATTTATTATCGATACTGATCTGCCTATTATTTCCCCGGAATATCTCATGTCTTTCCGCCCCCGGTCTTCCGGTGTAGAAACAGTGTCTTTTAGCTTTGTCTTTATATCCGTTCATCTGCTTCTGTTTCTTTACGGTCCCGGGCTTCGGTATGGCGCAGGTTTCATAATAACTATCCTTCAAATTCAAGCACCCTCGTTTTCTTTCTTATTATCCTGACCTTGTCCTTCACCATGGCGATGGTAAGGACGGTATGATCTACGTTTATGGATGCCTTTTCTATATGTTCGTTGAATACGGCTTCTGCCAGAGCATCTATTGCCTTACGCTGCTGCGGTGACACTTCGCGGAACCCATATTCAGAAGCCTTATCTCCTACGGTGTTCTCCAGGTTCTTCAGCATGGCCTTATGTGTCTTTTCTTTCTTGGCGCCGCCGCAGTCGCATTCGTTCGTTATCTTGATATCGGCATCCTTCTGATCGGCTGCCATGACCGGCTGTTTATTGCCGCAGTATTTACAAATTCCTTCCAGTGTCTGAAATTCCATATTTATACCTTCCTTTCATCTTCCGGATAATATATTCATCCGATGGTTTCATATGCCCTGTCAGGGCTTCCTTTATATCCCGATTCTGTCGTTCTTCCTGAGCTGCTGCCGTTTCCTTCTTCAGCCTGTGCTTTATGACTCCCGGCAAATGACGGTGCCGGCGGCGTGATCTGTGGCCCATCTATATCATCGATCCTTTCGTATATCTTCTTATTGTGTGCACCGGCGAAGAGATATTCTCTGACAGCTCCAGGGCTTTTCCGCCAGCCTTTCATGAGGAAAATGGCATCGCATATCTCTATTGCGGCAAAATCTATTGCCATATATTCTTCGTATCTGAATCCTGTCATTGCCAGGCGAGCCGGGTTGAAGACTATATGCCCTCGGTATATAAGTTCATTTTCTACTTCTGAGAATTCCAGCTTATATTCATCCTCCGGTACCCCGGTCATAGGTCCGCTTATATATATCTTCATGCTTTGTCTACTTTCCTTTCCGCTCTTATTTTCAATGTCCGCTTGAACATTTCCTGATCTCCGAAGAAAAACGTCCCTGTGGCTTCCGGTCCGTATATACCGTGTAGGATTTCTTTGGCTATTACCATATTGCTGCTTGCGTCCACGGTGATCAGCTTGAACGTACCATCCTTGAAATCTATCCGGACTACTTCCTTGTATATTCCGAAGCATTCCTCACGCTGCGGATCCGATATATATTCAACTGATGTGACTTGATTTCTTTCCTGGTCTATGACCATGGCTGTGCTCATAGCTTCGGTAAACTCTTTCTTGTTCTCTGACATATCGCTCTCTCCTTATCATCCAATCAATAAACAAATATCCAGAATAGATAACCAGCACTCCCCATTCGCTGCCTGTTGGTGGTCCCTGCCTGGCACATAAGGCGAAATATACCGCGATGATCGTTACGATGATTGTCGTGATTGTTCCGAACCTATGGATCCGAAAGAAATTTTTAGCATTCATTCGCTTTACCTCCTCGGCTTTATGATCAGTCCCATATTTTTATAAAAATTACTTAAATCATCAGAGCTGATGCTATTTTCTCTTGGCTCGACCTCAATAAAAATATCTCCGTTGCATCCCGCTTTCTTCATTTCGGCGATTATGCAGAGCAGTAAGCGGGTTGCTACTCCGGTTCGCCGATATTCTGGTTCAGTATAAAGGTTATAAATGAATGAATTTTCCAAGTCATAATAGCAATATCCTTTTTCTGTATGTACGAAATGTTCGATCATTTTTATTTGCTTGCCTTTCTTGACTCAATTTCCTTTTCAGCTTTTTCAACGCTGTCGAGAATCTTCATGATTCCGAAAAACATTACGATGATCATGACAAAAATTATCCCGGCTGAAATTATCTGCGATATCATGACGCTACCTTCCTTGATTCCAGGACCATGGCGCCTTTCGGTCTCTGAGCGCTCTTCTTTTTTATAAGTGCCGCAGCCTGACGGTTCATATGAGAGTTCAGCTTTATTTTTTCCTTCGCCCATTTATTCTTATTTCTGTTGATCTGCTCTCTTCTGCTTTTTCTACCTGCTGATTTTTTCATCTTCATTTACCTCCTGGATTGTATATATGTCTTTGATTTCCTCTAACGCGAAAGTGAATCTATGATTGTGCTTATTCACGATAGTTATAAGGCCTTGATGTAATTCGTATTTCCCTTCAAATGTGCTTCCTCCGATAGTCACAAGTTTTACCTGGCTTCCATTATGGATTTCCGAATCTATTCCCCGTCGGTGTCTTTTTATTATTTCCGTTCTCATTATTCATCCTCCTCTATCAGGTATACTCGGTTATGCTGTACGCCCAGTTTCTTTGCTTCAGCCGCGCTGTCGACGTATATATCCAGCTTCTTTCCTTTGATGGCGCCGCCGGTATCTTCGGCGATCCGGAAGCCTATGCCCGAAACATATATCAGAGATCCCATCGGTATCACATTTGGATCTGTTGCTACTGTCTTATCCGACACAATGGCGCCGGTAGACGTTACGCCGTCTGTCTTTCCGCAGGATTCGATATCGTTCGTGTAAAACGTAGACGTGAATGTCCCTTCGTATGTGATCTTTATATCTCCGACCTCTTTGTTTATGGTCTTTATGTCATGTTTGAGTCTTTTGATCTGTGCCTGGTCCTCAGATGTCTGTGCTTTCATTGTGGCTATCTTCTTTTCCGCTGCGTTTTTTTCGGTTGTCCATCCTATCGCTTCAACGATCGTCATGATTGCCATAACGGTCAGGATGGCGGCTATTACTTTTTTTGTAGCGGTCATGATATTCACCTTTTACGCTTTCCGAAGATCAAGCATCCGCTGCGCGACATCATCTACAAAAAAGAGTTTCTCCCTGCCATTGCTGATATAGTCCATGCCTGCCGTTATCTGTTTCCGGCAGTCGCTGTCCGGGTCACAGCCGCTGAAAGCGGCTATCTCCTTTATGTTTATCATTCCCTTGCCAGTGGAAGTGCTTTGTATTCTTCTTATGAGAGTTTGCTTGTCCATCTTTGTTCTCCTGTATATCCACCGTCCGGGGCCTGCGGATTTTCTCTGCCTGGGCCCCGCATTGGTGGATCCTCGAGTTATAAGCAGCGGGGAATGTGTATGGTCCCCACAGTGATGCTCCCGGCCGAGAGAAACGATTGGTACTACCTTTCCAATAAAATTCCTATCGGGGGTAGCCAGGAGCATTGCTCTGGGGGTCTTCCCGTCAGGCCCAGGTGGTGACGTATTGCCCGGGCCTTTGGGAAGTCAATGTGTATGTGATATAATGGTCATACAGGCACCGGTGTGCTGAGTATTCTGAAAGGAGGGCTTACTTATGTCTCAGATTCCATATGCTGATAGTAATGGTGCTTTATCGGTAGAAGTAGATTTGAAAAATGCTGCCGATGTGTTCTTAGTAGATTCCACCAACTTCCAGCGATATAAATCCGGCAAAGATTTTAAATACTATGGTGGGCATTATACTGAGACACCTGTGCGTATATCCGTCTCCGGCAGAGGCAGATATTATCTAATTGTTCAGGGCGGCGGGCAATATCAATATCATTTCTATTAGGCACATGAGGATTAGGCCTTTGTCTAATCCTCATTTTTTAGGATGGCATTATTGTCAAAATGATCATCCGCCATATCCATTGCAGCACGGACGTTGCTCTTTGTGAGCTGACATATCTCGGCATAAGATAAAATCATTCTGGCCAATCCGCATATTACTTCTTCGCTTACTACCCTTTTTGTTTCTATCATATTTTCTTCCATCTTCATGATCTATCTCCTTTCTCCGGGTTACCCGGCTTTATTGGTCTCCAGCTGTCCCTCTTCAGGTTTGTTATTGTCTATAAAGAGATATTCGATATCTAAATCCGGAAAAAATGTATCTCTTATTATTCTTGCTTCCGGAATAGAGAAATCACTTTTACCAGAAAGTCTGTTTGTTATGGTTCTGATATCTTTTCCTATGGCTTCGGCTAAGTCTTTTGTCTTTATATGATTTCTGGCCATTTCTGCCTTGAGGTTTTCGTTCATAATAGTCTCCTTTTATTCTCCTTTTGTTCCTAATTTGGAAAATTTAATTATATTATATTCCAGATTCGGAAAATGTCAACAGTTTTTTTCCTTTTTAGGAATATCCTTGTTGATTTTTTTATCTAATACGATATAATTCAATTAAGTGAAAGGACTTTGATAATTATGAATAGCGAAAAAATGTTAAAGATTATAAAAGAACAAGGAATAAAAGGAAAGGATTTAGCCGATCAAGCAGGAATACCGGTTGGTACTTTAAATAAGATTATTTATGGCATAACTAAGGATCCTTCGGTTAATCTTGTTGCCAACATAGCTCACGTTTTAGGCTATAAAGTAGATGATTTTATAGACAACGATGATGATAATAGCAATAAGCCGGAGTCTATCGCAGCTCACCATGACGGTGAGTGGACAGAGGGAGAACTGGAAGAAATAAAGCAATTTAAAGAGTGGGTAAGGAGCAAAAGAAAATAATGACAATGTATGAGGAATTGTTGTCGGAATATGACAATGACCTCTACATTGAAGAAGCGGACACGACTATTGAGGGGTTATATGCCGATGGATGTATCAGGATCAGAAAGAACGAGCCGGAGAACAGGAAGGTATGTTTGCTGGCTGAAGAGTTGGGGCATCACTGCATGGGGTGCGATGATATCTTGGATCAATCCAACATAGAGAATCAGAAGCAGGAATATAAGGCCAGGCGTTGGGCTTTTAAAAAACTTGTGCCTTTGTCAGACATAATGGATGCTGTGTTGTTGGGATATACTGCGGTTTATGAGATATCCGATTATCTGGATCTGGATGAAGAATTTATAAGAGATTGTTTGATATATTATGGTTTTTTATAGGGAGTCTTTTAATGCAACATATGCATTGATGATAAGTTTTGATTTATGGGAGGAAAAATTATGAAAAGAAAAATTTCAACATTATTTCTTGTTGCGATATTTGCTTTTATGATTTCTGGATGTGGAGCAACATCAAATAGCAATTCCAGTGATACTTCATCTAATGACAATTCTTCAGCAAAGGTTAAAATTGTAGATAGCGGTTATTCTATTCAATCTGATGATTCTGATGTATATGTATGTTGGGGTGCTACTATAGAGAATATGAATTCTGATTATGCATACGATTTCCCAACGGTTACTATTACTGCATATGATTCAGACGGTGCAGTTTTATCAACAGATGATCAGGTTTTATCTAATATCCAGCCTGGAGAAAAGCAGTCTTTCGGTTCTTCGCTTGATTGTAGCGGGAGCAAGCCGGAAAAAGTAAAATTTACAATATCATCAGGAGATAAGGTGCAGCCATCAAATGATGTTATAAAATCATCTGATTTTAAATGTTCGGGGACCAAAGAACGAAAAGATAGTTATGGTGATGTTTCTTATACCGGGCAGGTTGAAAATAACAGTAAGATAGATACTGATTCTGTAGCTATTACAGTTTTGATTAAAAAGGATGGTAAAATTGTTTATGGAGATACTTCGTATGTTGACAATTTAAAGTCTGGTGCTTCCAAAGCTTTTGACATAGATGTATATGATTTGCCAGAACATGATTCATATGCTATAAGTGCTTTGGACTGGGGCACGAATTAAATATTCATTATAAAAGTGTAAAGGCTTTTGCGTATAGAGGCTATGATAAAATGATAAATGTAATATTTGCATGGCCTCTTTTTTTACACTTAAGGAGGTTAAATCATGCCAAAAAAAGCGAAGGACAATAATAAAAAGGCTGTATACAGAAAGACGTTTGTATTTGACGGTAAGCGATACGATGTCACCGCTTCGGATCCTGAAGAATTAATATCCAAGATTACTTTAAGGAAAAAGGCTCTGGAAGAAGGCAGGATCATACTTGACCGCAATACTCTTGTCCGGGACTGGAAGAAAGAATATATGAAAACGTATGTCAGCAACGATGAACTGGATTTGAAATATAAAGACAAAGACAGTCTATATAAAAATTATATAGATCCGGAGATCGGACATATGCGGATCAGTACAGTCAAACAGCTGCACTGCCAGAACATAATGAACAATGCCGGCGGATTGGGTAAATCACGGTTGCTGAAGCTCCGGCAGCTACTTAACAACCTCTTCAGGATGGCTATGGAGAATCACCTTATACTCGAGAATCCAACAAACAGCATAAAGCTGCCGCCATGCCGTGATGGATCCAACAGATCGATAACGGCCAAGGAGCGCAAATTTACCTTACAGGTAGCCGAATATCACAAGTCGGGGATATATATCCTTTTGATGCTTTATCTCGGGCTCAGGCCCGGTGAGGTGGCTGCATTGCAGTGGAGAAATGTAGACTTAAACTCAGGATATGTAAAGATTGATTCTGCACGCAAGGGAGAAAGTCGTATCGGTACCCCGAAGTCTGATGCCGGATACAGAAGTATTCCGGTACCGGACAAGCTCCTGAATCGTCTTAAAAAAGAATCTGAGGATAAAGGACCTTTTGATTTTGTCCTGGACAATGACGGTCATATGTATACAAAGGCAGCCATGTACAGGTTGTGGAGAAGTTTTATCCGCGAGATGAACATTGCGATGGGCTGTCAGGTAAAGAGGAATCAGCTTCAGGATCCATTGCCGGTTGCAAAAGACCTTATTGCTTACTGTTACCGGCATACATACTGCACAGATCTCCAGGCTGCCGGTGTGGCTATAAACGTGGCAAGAGAGCTCATGGGGCACAGCGACATAGAAACCACATCAAAGATATATACGCACCACTCTGACAAGTCTGTCGAAGCTGCGGCGAAACTTATAAACGAATATCATAATGGCAAAAAGAAAAAGATCAGCAATCCGAAATTCAGGCAGCCAGGAAGGCGGCTTCGGGTTATATAA